GTTTACTTAATAAAAAAATATGTATGCAAGAAGAATTTCTACTTATAATCGTCGCCGCAGTGTCGCATCTCGTAGGGTTGTTCGTCGCCCACGGTTACCATATCGTCGTAGGGTCCTCACAGTGCGCGCCCCGAGAACAAGACGAAGAATCGTAAGACGTAGATAGTTTACTTAATAAAAAATAATGTCCTTGGTGACACCTCCTGCATCTGGTTCTCGAGTTCTTGCATTAACAACGGGTCATCTTAGCCGTGTAGCTTATAAGAGATTAGCTGAGTTGCAAGATGAATATCGAAGTTCTAAGCGTTCTAAATCTTCTTCAAAGAAAACTCAGACAATGGGTAGAATTGTACAGCAACGTGGTGGTTCTGGGTTTTTTAAAGGGAGTTTTGGTCCTTTGGTTCGAACAACCCCTAAAATTGATGATATTGTAATGACTAAAGGTTCGGGTGTAACTGCCGAATATCATGGATTTTGTCAGGGTACGGAAATTGTGTGGGTTGGGGCTTCTACTTGTAATTTGGCTATAATTACAAATGAAGTTATTAAAGCAGTTTTAAGGAAGTTGTTAAAGCAAGCTGGTATGCATATTACTAATGCTGCACTTCCTTTTTCAAGTGCTATTGCATTTTTAGGACCAATTAGTCCCAATACTGGTGTAGGGTTTGTTTTGCGTGTAACATCTGTTGATGGTGGTGGTACTCCGTATGAAACTACGTATCAAACCGTTGCTGCTGAAAGTTTGAATAGTTTTGTTACTAATTCAACTCTTGTTACACAGTTAGCTGATTATGCAAAAGGTACCAGTGAAAAGATTCCTATGATTTTACGTTTGTATCAATATGATCAAAATACTGGTGGAACAGATACAGCCAAATTAGTAGCTACACTTAATATGAATAACGAGATGATTCATATGTATTTAAGTGTTAAGATGGTTATACAAAATAGAACTAAAGGTGCTGCTGGTGCAACTGAAAATTTGGATGTTATTGATGCCCAACCTTTGAAGGGAAGAATGTATTATTTTAAGAAGACTCATCCAGAAGTACGGGAGATGCCAGGCCTTGCTCTTGTACCTAATACAACTAGTTTGTTATCAAGATGGCCTGAAGCAACTGTAAAGTTGTTGTCTGATACGAGTGCAGGTTATGATAATCAACTTTATAACCCTCCAAGTCCTCAGTTTTTTAATAATTGTTCTAAGTCAGCTTCAATTACTTTGGAGCCTGGTGATCTTAAAGAAGTTAATATTAGTAATTTAACTGAAAAGTATTTTCCGGAATTTGTTCGTTCATTAGCTTGGTATAATGGATTTACAGGAGCTAGAAGACAGAAAATTGGTGATTGTATTTTAATTGCTTTAGAAGAACGTTTGAATTCTGGAAGTTCAAATCCCATTAGGGTACAGTATGAAGCTGAACATAATGTATCAGTTTATGCTACTACTAATAGGGTTGATCCACTTGTGAAAAATTTCTATACTGAAGTTGTGAATCATTCTTAGGGTCAGTATGCGTTAGCTTAACAACCTAGCACTTTAGGGTCAATATAATAAATAAAATTTAAATTATATAACAACATTCAGATTGTATTGAAAAGCGGGTACAAGCTTGCTTGTGCCCAAGATACAGCTAGCCCGCCATAGTGGCTCCGAAGCTTGCGTAGGTCGCCTCAATCGGCGGCGGGCTATCTCTATGTTAATTGCTAACAACCTAGCATTTTAGGGTCAGTATGCGTTAGCTTAACAACTTAGCACAGTTAGCCAAAGTGAGAATCGAACCGCTCAGTATTACTTACTAAGAGCGGTTCTCAGTTCTCACCCCTATTCTCAAGCCACATAGGGTCCCACATCCAAGCCACATAGGGTCGGAGTTTCAAGCCACACTATGTCGCCCCAAAGTCAAGCCACACTTAGTATATAAGAAGAGAAAAAAGTCACCGAATTAATGACACAACGCAGACAAGGAATATTTTGGCTTTTAACTATCCCTCATGAACTCTTCTTACCGTACACCCCCCCAAACGTGCAATACATTATTGGCCAACTTGAAAAAGGCAAAGAAAGTGGATACTGTCATTGGCAAATTATGGTCGCCTTCAAGACAAAACAGTCTCTCAATGGTGTCAGACAAACGTTTGGAAACTGCCACGCCGAACTCTCTAGATCCTCTGCAGCCACCGCGTATTGCCAGAAAGAAGAGACAGCCATTGAAGGAACTCAGTTTGAATATGGAGCGAAACCCTTTTCCAGAAATGTTAAGGTCGAATGGGAGTCTGTATGGTCCGCCGCCCAGTCCGGAGATTTATCAAGAATTCCCGCAAATGTACGTGTGGTCAATTATAGGACCATTAGAGCAATTGGTTCAGATTATTCAAGAGCAACAGGAATGGAGCGAGAATGCCTGGTCTTCTGGGGAAAAACTGGAACTGGTAAAAGCCGACGTGCATGGGATGAAGCAGGCATGGATGCTTACTGCAAAGATCCCCGCACGAAATTCTGGGACGGTTATCAAGATGAAGAAAACGTTGTTATCGATGAATTTCGAGGAGGAATCGACATATCCCATTTGTTACGATGGTTGGACCGATATCCGGTCCGAGTGGAAATTAAAGGAGCATCTAAACCTTTAAAAGCAAAGAAGATTTGGATCACATCTAATATTTGCCCTACTGTTTGGTATCCAATGTTAGATGAAGAAACTTTAGGTGCTTTAATGCGACGATTAACAGTTACTGAGTTTACTTAATAAAAAAATATGTATGCAAGAAGAATTTCTACTTATAATCGTCGCCGCAGTGTCGCATCTCGTAGGGTTGTTCGTCGCCCACGGTTACCATATCGTCGTAGGGTCCTCACA